TAATCCTTTAAAATTTGCGTTTAGTAAGCCGATCCCTGGTTTACCAATAAGTGATTCAAGCTGATCTAAAGCTTTTGCTGCACCCTCAGTATTCGCAGCACCCTTTCCTAGCTTACCTTTAATAATCTCTTTCTGAATTCCAACATCTAGATTTGCTAAGGATGGCTCTAAACCTTGTTTTTGCAATGCCTCTTCAGTTTGCTTTTGCTTCATCTGTGAAACTTTGCCTTGAAGCAAGGAAACAGCCTGTTGTTGATTTTGTGGCGATACACTCCTCAAAATGGCGTGCATAGCATTATTTACAGCATTAGGATCTTGAGATTGCGATGCTTCCCCTAAAATCTTATCAATAGCGGATACATCAGCAGCCTCTCTAAACCCTGTACTTATATTTCCGCCTATTGCGCTTCCTAATTCAAATGGTGATGGCATACTCATTATTGCACCTCAAAGCCAGTAGGGCCGGATTGTGGTTTATTAGCTGTGGTATTGGGCTGTTTCTGGAATGCCTTTAGGATACTGGCTATGTCCCCACCAAATTTATCACCTGACAAGTATCCTGCTGCGCCTTGTGTTGCTGCGCTTCCAATACTCTGATTTTGCGTGCCTTGGTTCATACCAAGTACAGAGCTAAAAACATTCTGTTTATTCGCATTAGCCTGGTTCTGATAATTGAGGTATTGGCTATTTAGCATTTGATCTAAATCAACTCCTGCGCGTGATAAGGTGTCGTCTAATCCTGTTCCTCGCTGCTGACCTGAAGCGATATAGGATTGTTGTATCTGTGGAGCAATCTCATTTTTGAAGATTGCTTTTGCAGGATCGATATAGGATTTCTTAAAGGCTTCTTCTGAAGTATTGAACATGTCGCTATATGGCCCATTGCCTTTAACGGATGCTAAAAGATCATCGATTAGCTCACGCTTTCGCTTATCGGTTTTTGTTTCCTTAGATCTGCCAAAAATACCACCTGCTGCCGAGCCGCCAGCAGATATTCCCGCGCCTAAAAGTGCTAGTGTTAATGGATCCATAATTTCCTCCTATGAAAGCTGCGTCCAAGTGACCGTTGAGGCGGTTGGATGCGATGTAAGCATTTCCACTTTCAGCGTAGACGTATTAATGTTAATATCACCATTGCTCAAAAAAGTATCTGCAACAAGTCCATCTGATGCTCTTTGAATAATATCAGGCTTTTTGTTCAAGTTAACGGCTAAATCGATATACATCTTTTCAACGATTCTCAATAGCTCCTCGACGGTCATATCGGCGCGATTTCCGATGTTGAGGTATTCTAAAACTTTAGCCACTAGTATAACCTCCTCTTGAGCAATGGATTCTAACACTAGAAATCACGACTTGCGATCCTATGTTCTGTCCTTTCATCTCAATGGTTATGAAATTAGCCTCTTGGTTCACAATACATGTGATCCATTGCCTAGCTTTCCTATCAACATCAGGTTGGAGTAAAACATTGGCCTTAAAGGGTGTAGTTTCTTCATCGGCGTAGAGATTGACAAGCAAACTTCCAGCATTTGCATTAAGCAAAAATTCTATATGCGAGACATTGACTTTCAAACCTTCAGAGCGGAATGGGTTGAATGGTATCGTCTCTGCTTCAAAGAATATAATCTTACGAACTGATCCAGCGGAAGCATATGCAGTAAATAGTGTTGAATCAACATTTACAGTGATAGATGTAAGGCTTGCTGCCGTCACTGTCGCAATAAGGCCATTTATTTCCGTCATGCCATTGACATCTTGGAATGTAACGACATCACCCACTCTAAAAGCAGATTCTCCTATAGTCAGGACGGCAGATGAAGCTTGAGTAATGGCCGAAATAGCAACGAAATAATCGTCATAGTCAGCATCTAATTCATAAATAAATCCATCATTATCGCCAGCAAGAGTTTTTTGAACCGCTTTACCTATGCCTATTTGATTCCAAATTTCCTCAGTGGTGTCCATCTCTAACCAGGATGGCTGATTCCCTTCATAGATATCATCCCACGCAAGATTTATGCCTATGTCAGTTTGCCCAAATACGCTAAAGCGCATATCATTGAATGACCAAGTATGAAACTCATAGTTGAACGTTAAAACTTTATCCTGCGTTAGTTCGCTATCACTTGCTTCCTCGCTCCTATAGGCAAAAAGGAATTGAGCGTTATTCCTGTCAAATCCACCGTAAGTGTAATTGAAATTCACCTGATCCATTTCATCTTTTGTGAAGAAAGGAATTTTGTTATCTCTACGGAGGGATTCCCTGCCATCTGTGATTAGAATACCCGTTTTGCCAACGGACATCGTTTGATTATTCCATGAAACAGCAGAAAAGTTTGCATCTGTGCCTAAAACAGAGGGGATCTTTCTAATGAAGTAAGGATTAAACGCATCTCTAGTCTTTTCAAGGGTGTATGATGAGCGGTTGAATTCTAAGGCCATATAATCGCCTGCGATTACTGCGCCTGTCATGTAGTTGAAAGTGTCTGCTGAAAGGCTTCCAGAGCCAGGAACGTTGAATTTATCGCCATTCCCTGAGCTGTCACGGATGCCTGAGTAAAGAACCATCTGATTATTAGGCTGACCAGCGATGAAAGGACAAAAAAAGTTAAGTCGCTCACCAAACCAAGCCACATATTGAGCTTTAGATAAAACACCCGCTGCTGGTTGTTGGTAATCTGGATTATCGGCAAGATTAGTAAATACTTTGACATTGGTTCCGTCATAGAAATAAATGTCCGTCATTCCTGTGCTGGTAAAGATAAATCGCTGAGTGTTTGTTTTAGTCGGATAACTTGTGCCAGATACATAAAAATCATTCGCTGTGATCCCAAAACCTCCCGCTGGTGCTGCTCCTGCCATAGGGATTTGATCGAAATGATTAGTCACATCATTGTATTTAAAGAGGAAGTTTTTGCTTATGGCGATCAGATCTTTTGTGTCATCTGGCTTTATGTGCTCAAAGATTCCCATGACGCGTGTACCTACGCCAGGTGAATCTTCTAATCTGCTATTTGAAAATTGAACGAAACCTTTACGAGATTTTAGTTCTTGGCGGTAGATAAATCCGTTCTGGATATTTTGAAATGAGTCGCTAGGCTGTAAAAAATTTACACCCGCTCTTGAAACTCCCTCTACCCATCCTGCTATCTCGTAAATTTCCATTATACACCCCAATAAATGAGGCGATAGAAATAGGTTCCGCTTGATGCGTCTTGTGTTCTTGCTCGGATATTTAATCCGGAAGCTGAACCGCCGTTTCCAAATTTTAAATTTGTTCCTGCTGTTGAACTAGAGGAAAATTGCGTCGTACAAGCATAGGCTTGGCAGGTAGTTGTTCCCGCTTGAAAAAATGCCATAGCGACATTGTCACTATTGTCATTCTTAAACATCCAAATTTGACCATAGGAATTAGCTTCAACGGCTACAACATTCACATAGGAGCTTGTCAAATTTTTATCTCCCGATTTAAAGCATGGGATGAACTGATAGATGCCATTAACATTGCGGTAAAATCCTTGCACCTGAGAATTGCTAGCGGACACTTCTTTGTAATACATCCCTCCATCCATGCCAGCAGATAGCACAAGATCAGACGCTAATTTAGGGCATTGGACTTGTTTATGATGCCCATCTTCATCCACACCTATATTCCAGAAATGATCCGCATTAAGCGTTGTTTCTGTATACGTCGTGTTCTGCTGCATCGTAGGAGTATTCGCTTTAACGGACTTTGTGCCATCGGGCGACGTTGAATTCCAAGGCATATTTACTCCTTAAAAGCCGCTGCCTTTTTTCTTAGATTTAACAACTCTTGGTTTTTTGGAATACCCTTCAGAAGCACGGTTCATGGCATCAGCTATGCCTTTAGGTCTAGAATCATAATCTCCGATCTCACGGCTCATTTTTTTATCGTACTTTTCTTTGTCAGCAGCATATTTTCTCTGCTCTACTCTTGCTGCTGGCTTTTGCATCTTTTTAGAAGGAGCCATTTTTTCTTTTTTCATACGCCTCTATTTTTTGTGAAATGATTTTAAAGTTTCGGCCAAAACAGCTCTTTTTCTAAGAGTTGGGTTTTTAGAGTGTTCTGCCTTTTTAATCTTGCTTTCAGGGATCTTTTTCCCTTCAGGAACGTGTAATGACTTATGCAACGCGCCTTTTTTCATGTGCATTGCTTGAATGAATTTCTTAGCCACGTTTCACCTTTATTTTTTTAATGTCTTTTTTGATTTCAACATCATCTTTGATCTGAGATTTAAATTCTTTATCGTCTTTTGAGAGATGTTTCATCAACTTTTTCTTAAACTTTGCAATAACATTCTTCATGTTAAAACCTTGGTAAACTTCTAGACATCTTCACCTGATTATGAGTGCGAGTGAGCATTAATTTCTTCTCATGCTGAAAATTATTTATGAGTCCACGAAGAATGTCAGAATCAAAATTAAAATCTCTAGCATAGTTAGCCGCTGCTCCATAAGCCACATACCTAAGCCAGTACGCAAAGGGAAGATCGGGATCCCCATCTTCACTAAATGGCTGCACTTCCTTATAACCAAAAATCGTTACGGTATATGAAGTGTTAGGAATCGTTCTAAATGTCATCTGATTCCCGTAATAGAGCATCATCGTTGGATAACCCTTAATCAATACCGTCTCATTATTGATCCCCCACATCATAAAAAAAGATCCTGGATCTTGGTAGATTAGAAGCTGATTCCAGGATATAGATCCAGCAGGGGGATCGGTCAATTGAATGAATGCTTCTTGGGAGATGTTTGTAAAATTATCCGCTGCGCCTACATCATTAAATGTATAAACGCCATCGGCATGCGTTTCATCTATAGTGAATTTAAGTGAACCAAACTGTTCAAATAGCTTTACATCATCCGACATGGTTAGCTGAATGAAATCCTGAATGTATTGAAATAATATCGTATCGCTTGAATCAGGATCATTCTCATTAGGTCTTGAGAGTGCCCGACGCATGATCGCCATACAGTCAGAGAGCTTTCTTACAGTGGCTACCATACATTAATCCTTATAGATGGTTCTTAAATTAAACCTAGGGTCTTTGTGCGCAATCCTTGTCTCTTTAGAGCCATCAGGATTATTAAACCATTTCCAAACTGGAACACCCTTTTCAGCGATGTGATTTATAACACACCGAGGAAGGTCATAGGTTTGTCCTGGAATGAGCGTCATTTTAAAGTCGATCATATCATTGCTAAGATAGACTTTAAGAGGATTTGATGGCTGGTCATTGCGCCCAAATTGAATCCTATCGGTTGGATGCAACTCCACAGGACAAGGCTTGATCGGATAACGATTAAGTCTTAGCTTTTTATTCATCTTTCGCGCTGCTTCGTTATAGCGCATGTAATCCCCTAATGAATTTAGAGGCATCTCATCGATAGCAATGGGAGCCTGTGGCGTAACCATTGACTGAACTAATTCTTTTGCTTGAACATCTTCTTTGATTCTTGCCATATCATGTATCTCCGTTATAAAAAAAGTCTGTGGCTATCCTGTTGCAATACCCACCTTCCACATAGGGGGGATAAGGTCTTGAGTCGATAGGTTCGTATGTGATCGGATCTTGAAGAGTAAAAGTATCAAGTCCTGTCACGATAATTCTATATTTGTTGTCATTGAGTTGCGGAACACCTCTAGGAACTGGAATCATCCCATTGAGATTAGTTAGACGCACAAAATCAAGTGTTGAATATCCATGCTCTGCCGTTGTTTGAACTTCACAGGGAAGCGCATTTGTAATATTCAAAATATCTGATCTATGCGGCGTTTGTCCCGTCATTTTGCCTCAAAAATAGGGTCGATTGCTCGACCCCATAAAAATTAAACTAGCAAATCACCAAGGTCATAAACTTGGCCATATTTGATAACTTCTATCAGGAAAACATCACTGTCCGCTCCCATAACCGCCGTACCAGCTGTTAGCCTGTATTCAACAGGATCATACTGGAAAGGATTTGGGATGTAAGGAACAGTCGCGTAAGGAAACACCTGTGGGTTGTTCAAAGAAATAACCCGTGTTTCGATATCGCATCGTCCACCAGATACCCATGCTGGGAAGCTAGTAGAGTCGATAGGATCTCCACTAATCACATCGTAAAGCGAGAATGTCGTTGATGAAAGAACGATAATTCCGAAACGATTGTTATTAAGAGGATCCATACCTCGTGATGCAAGAGTCGGCCCAACATTACCTAAATCAGTAATGCGCACCAATTGGTTGGTTTGAAAGCCATGAGGAGCAGTTGTGGTAACAACGCAAGGATTAGCTTGTGTTACACCAGAAATCAACGCCCTAAATGCTGGCACTCCACCATCGGTATCTGCGACTGTAAAGCCGTTAGTTGTGGTATCCAAGAAGTTAAACGATTGCGCTGCTGCGGAATCGATTACTTGCTCTTGGAACGCATGGGCTGCGGTTGTTTGCCCACGGAACCAAACTGAAATAGGAAGTTTTCCAGCGGTTGCAGTCCATTGGGTAAGGTTATAAAACGTCACCTTGTCAGGCTGAAAATGAAACTGAAAAGTGTGAGCGGTACCTGCCGAAATGAACTTGTAGGCTTCTGTGCAGGTTTGACCTAAAAATAGATCTGACATAAATAGTCTCCTTAGGCTTTGGTTGATAAAAGTTGAACAATCCAACCATCATCGAGGATTGCAGCGTTAAACCACGCTGTAAAACCCATAGATTGAAAACGGTTCAAATAATCGTTGAAACCAAGAGGCTTCAGGATCATTTCAGTAGACACTTGGTCTAATCCAACATATCCATAGGCATTTCCTGCTATGAATGTGTTTGAATAGACTGGTGGATTATCATCAGATACGAATACGAGGGTTGAAGTAACCCAGCGCGATTCGTCGATTGCTCCGAACTCAGCTTGCAATACTGGCTCTTGTGAACCGTATTGAGAAATTGGCACGAAACCATCAAGAGATCTGATATCAGGTTTTAATTTTACATGCGCCGTCACCCAATAACTCGGTTCAATTGGGCCGGTGCCAAATTTCATTGTGCCTTCGACCGTAGGTGTCATTTTCTCGCCTTCATTTTCATCAAGGTAAGAAATAGCACGCTGAACATCGGTCATCGTCAATTCCGTGATCGCGTTACCATTTGTACCATTTAGGCATGAGATCTGCGGTACAGCCGACTGCCAAACGTCGCGTGTAACTTTGTCGAGCATCGTGTGCATCGTCTGAGAAAGGTTGTCGGCTGTCTCTGACGCTGTATCATCTTCTACTACAAGGATGACTTTGCGGGAGAGAAGCACAACTTTACCAAACTCTTGGATGGTCACGTTGATATCGAATTTGTTGACTTGCTCAGGTGCGGGATCTGCATCTTCAGAAAGCACAACAGGATCGGAGTTTAGGTTTTCCTGTCTACGGAAAGCCATGGTGGAAGTATTCTTTTGGGGAAGCGTAAACGCCTTTCCGAAAAGATTGTGAACACAGCGTGGTTTAGGACGCTGTAATAAAGCTCTATGTGCCCATCGATCGGACATCGAGCCATAATTACTGGTTGTAGTGACTGACATTTACGTCTCCATTTTAACGGTTACGCTTTTGTGCCGCTCTCCACGCCGAATACTCCTGGTCATTCATGGTCATAACATCAACAGCTTGGCTCATTGCTGCGCCTTTAGGGATGCTAGCTGGCGAACCAGGGGCTTCCTTTCTAGGTGGAGCAGATCTGAGTTTCTGCTGTTCTTTTGGTGATAATTTATCCATCAATTCCCAAGCTTCCTCATAACGATTGTTAGCGGCTGCAATAGCAGATGAAAGGTTCGGTCTTCTCTTTAAAAATTCTGGCAACAGCTCATTGACTTTTTCATAACGCTCTGGATTCTCTCGAATCCATCTGCGCTCTTCTGAATCTCTAAGCGTTTCCTCTTTAAACTTAGCTAAATCCTCTCTCGTCACAGATTCATATCTAGATTCATCATTTTCAGGAGGTGGAACAGGAGCTTTTGCTTGCTGTTCTTTCATCCATTTGATTTCTAGCTCTAATTCCTGACGCTTTTTTCTCTCTTTTTGAAGAGCAGATAGAGGAACTCTAGAGTTATCTTCTACCTGCTCTTCTACTGGCTCTTGAGTTTCTTCAACTTCAGGAGCTTCTACTTGAGGGTTTACGGTTTCCTCTTCCATTAACTATCTCCCGTTTTGTGTTGTGGCGACTGGTCGCCCGTGATTTTGCCCTTCACGAAGGTCTATAGCTTGTAGCCATCGCGCCCTTTGCTTGCAGGTAGGCGACACCTGATGTGTTAAATACTGGCTTTGGTTTTTCATGCAAAGCTTTAGGAGGAACCATCCATAAAATCTCACAGATCCCTTTGGCATTATTTACCCAAAAGACCATCTGATTCGATGTAAACGGAGGCAGTTCCAACGTTACCTGCGGAGGTGTAATATGGAACTCATCCGTTCCTTTTTGATCAAATTTCATATGAAGAACCAGGTAATAGGTATGTTTTAGGTGAGAGTTAGCATTAACAGCACTATCTACTAAATCATCTATTACTTTTTTCAAAGCTTGCTTTTGGTCAACGAATTGACGTGGAAGCATTAACCCTGAAACTGGATCTTTCATCAAATCTTTATCAAACATTACATCCCCGATTTTCCTCTAAGAGATTCTCTTTGCTCATATGCTTTTTTAGCGAGTCCATTGGCTTTGTTCTGATCTGCATTCAAACCAGGGCCAGTACCAGCCCTTTCCATACGGCTAGGTTGTTTCATAGGATTGTCTTTGTAAGAGCACATCCCTTTACCGTTATCCATGAACTTTCCGCCACCGGACATTTTACCTTTATCATATTCCATTGTTTTCTCCTCGTTGTTGCATTCCACTACTCAGCAAAGCTTCTAATTGCTGTGAAGCTTGCTGTTGCGTTTTGTTTTCAGCAGAACCTTGCGTATCTGCATTTATCGAGTGAGCTTGAGAACTCACTTGAGATTTTTGAACCTCGCGTCCTAAAGCTTCTTGATTCTCTAACTGGTTTACGAAATCAAGAACCTTCATAATCCTGTCTTCATTGAGCTTAGCAATCTCTGTGATGGCTCTAGCCCTATCTAATGCTGCCTGCGCGATGTTTTGTTGGGCTTCAGATTCCCTTTCGTCCTTGAGAGCAAGATCGGATATAACTCTAGCTTTACGTTCCTGAGCAAGCCCAAGATTCGCCTCTTTTCTCGAATCCACCTCTTCCATCTCAGCAATAACGCGTTTTTGTTCGATTGCACGAGCTTCAGCCATTTGTTCATCTTGTTTCTCCAATGCTTTTTCAAGATCAGATATCCCAGTCATGTTAAGGGCACGCAAGATCTCAGCTTGCGGAACATCAACTATGCCATCGCGTTTAAGATTGATAAGCTCATAATAGTAGGCATCTTTTTGGGATTTAGTGCGTATGCCTTCTTTGATAACAGCGTCATATTGTTCAAATTCTTTATTGTAAAACTGCTCTGTAGGCTCTTCACCTAGGATACGTTTAACTTTGTTGGGGGGAATGTTGTTTTGCATTGCCATCATAACAAGGCCACCAAGCAATTGCTGCGCCGTTTCAATGTAGTCAAATACCTTTCTATTGCCTCTAAGACCTTGAGCTAACCTTACCTCAGCAAGTTTACCTGACACCTGCGTATTACCCTTTTCATCCACTCCTAACATCGTTTCATTGATGTTAGCAAGCGTCATAGACATAGTATCGAGTACTGCTTGATATTCCATCAGAGCAGGATTACAGCCACCGCCATTCAATTGCTCAACAGCACCTAAACCAGCAGGATTATTTTCAGGATCAACACCGATGATTTTGCTTTGACCAGATTGGAGCATATCTTGAGGATCTGGAACAGTTCCAAGTAGGTATTTGAATCCAGTGGAGATGCTTGAGTCCATCATGTCGATGATCTTCATATGACGCTTGTTGAATTGACGTTGATTCCACCATTGCGTTGATGCTATACCCTGTATCCTTTGACTAGGCATCCAAATTGAAGGCTCGAAATAGCACACGATCGGCACGAACGGATATGTCTTGTTGATTCCTGTTTTGTCATCACCGCAATAAACTCGATGACCATTAAGCATGATATTAAGCTCAACAAAGTCACGCGCAACGGTTCTTATCTCTATCTCTGGAATATCTATAGTGTCTTGTCCTGATAGTGCTGCCTCTTCCCTTAACCTATCAAAACGTTTCATCCCGAATTTAAGTTTGCGCTTTTCATCTTCGGGCAAATCAGTAATATCTCGTGTAAAGCCAGAGCGCATATCTATGAGAAATGTTCGATCGCGGCTTACGCGTTTATAGTACTGATCGTAGGCGATGATGTTGCGATTTCTGGAAAAGTTAGTGAAGTTAGGGTGATATTGCAGGAATTTGTCATCGCGGAATGAATATTGCAGCGCGTCTATCTCTTTTGGATCAACGAATGGGATCAGCTGTTTGATGTGTTCTTTCGATAAAAGATCTCTAGTGATAGCAAACGCACAATCGCTCAAGTCTAACGATGTAAACATGGGATCAAGGAAGAATTGATTGTATGTTCGTTTAAAAAATGTTATATCGCCGTTGATAAAATCTTTGCTGTAGTCCATCTGCAAACCGCACATGGATAATCCAGATTTTAAACTCTCATCGCACGCATCTAAAAACGTTGGAAAACCTTGACCTTTTTCCCATATGTAGTCGCCTAACTTCGTAAACTGATCTGCTGTCTGTTGATCGCTTCCTTCTACAGGCGCATAGTTAATAGACTTAATGTTATCGCGGAGATAACCTGAATAGAATTGTAGCGGACGGCGCATAATGTTGAATTCAAGAGGCTCTCTACCCTCTTTCAATAGTTCTTTGCGCTCTTGATCTGACCATGTATAGCCAGAAGCACCCAAAGTGTAGACTTGAGCATTTTGTTGAAACGGAAGCCAAAAATCGTGTGCATAGAGGTAATTTTGCTGATATTCACCCCTAATTTCGCTATCCGTTAAAGCCATAGAATACCTAAATATTTAATTTAGAATTATATGATCCTACGACGATTGTCAACAACTTTCTTATGGAGCTGTAAAGCTGCGTTCTGATTAGCAAAAGATTCTAGATGTAAAGCTGCTTGACAAGCATAGCGGAAACTATCTCCATAATGGCTATGGATATCGTGCAAAGGCTCGTCTATATATTTTCCGTATTGCTCACTCCATTTCTTACGATATTTCAACAAATGATCCAAAAGATTTTTGCATTTAGGACGGTAAAAAACGCACCTATCAAATGCCATCATCGCTTGCCCAATGCCTAGATTTAGATCATTGCGTTTTAGAATAATGAACCGAGTGTTCGTATGCGAAAAATACTTCTTAAATTCCTTCTCGTAGGTATTTTCTACAACAATTCCATCCCTATGTCCTGAATCATGCGGTAAAAAGATCGTATGAATGAGATATGGTTTGTCTTGAAGTAGAAATTTAGCGTAGAAATCGACACCCTTATTAGTGTCCTCATAGAAGTCTATAAAACGCCTCTCTCCGTGTACTAACTGAAAGAACGTCATCACAGTCATATCCGTTGCGCCTATGTCCATGGCTATATAAACAGGCATCAAAGGATCATAAGGATTAGTATCTAGCACCCTATTGTCCTTATAAGCACGTTCTATCCCTTGAGCATAATAATAAGCATCTGAGTTAGATAGGAACGATTCATTAACGGTGGAAGGGAATTCCTGTTTAATCTTTTCACCAAGCAAACCCAATTGCTGCGCATACCAATTCTTCTGATGTTTAGTCAATGTAAAGCTGTTTGACATCTCTAGCTTTTTGAAATAATCCTCAAGATCGACAGGATAGCGTACATCCTGAGATAAGACATAAGACGGCTCCTTATACCAAGGATAGAAAAAAAGCTGATAATCCAATGGAGTTAGGTTTTCGTTTCCTCGCTGCAAGGCTGAATAGACCATCTCCGCAAAGAATCCCTCATTTCCCTCTCCTGTGCTTTCAATAATAACTCTTCCGTTTTGTGGAACCGCTTGTAGCGTTCCAGTAATAACCTCTTCTGCTTTGAGTGGAGAGCGCGCACATGTTTTGCCGAATTCCGAGAGCAAAAGCGACGGATAAGTACCTCCTCGTAACGTTGTGTCTACGCGAATGAAGCTACCGTTTGAGAACGTGATCTCACGGGCCGATCTGGAAGTAATTCCGATATTGTACCTAAGCGGTTCAAAGAAGGTGTCCAAGGCGTGCCCAATAATTCTCTTAAAAATATGTTGTGCATGTTCAAGAGAATAAGAAACGATCCCGCACGCGAGATTAGGTGTGAAAAGCGCATCATCAAGTATGTCGATGACGGCGTAAGTAGACATGCCCAATTGACGCGCCTTGAGGATAAGCTTTCGATTATGCGTGCTGTTGCAAACGTCTTGTTGAACAGCATTGAGACAGAATGGGATACTGTTACCATTGCGATCCACTATGTTATAGAGGTTATTGAGACGATCAGATTTATTCGATAGGTCAATATCTTCAGGATCGATCATTTACGCTTCTTGAGTTTGCCATCCGCTTGCGCTTTAGCTACCTGGTCTAAACTCAAAGCTTGTGATTCAGCATCAGCCTTAGATTTAGCCTTAATCATATCGATCTGATGATTTTTAACGTCTTTATCATAGACAGGCATAAGCATATTTAAAACAGAAGAATGCACGCCACCTTGTCCAGTTCTTTGTGCTAATCTATTTGAAACTATTGATCTACAAGTTTCATAACTGTCGGCGAATACGGCTGACTTTTCTTTTAAATATTCAACTGTTTGTAATGGAACAGAATTATAACCGCGCCATCCTGCCATTGTAATTGAATCATCTTTTTGTGACCATTCGTTAAGACTATCAATCAATTCTTGAATGCGCTCCACTGTCCAATATTCAGGCCTAGCACAATTTTTCAATCTCTCCATGTTGAAGCATTTATTACCTGGCTTGAATGAAGTACTACTTTTTGCCATGTCGATCACCTCAAATTTAATTTATCCTATCACCATGAGTATCATGCTGATCGCATACATCGCAAGCATTTTTTGGCATTCCGTGATAGCACCTAGTAGTAATGTAAGGGCGTAAATCTTCCCCACAGTAAGGACAAAAGCTTATCTTTTGGCTCTCATACAGACCGCTAAATTCCTGAACCCAATAGCAAATATTCTCTTCTATTAATAGCAATCCTGCATGTTTTGCATCGTGTGTATCGTGCATATAATTCCATGTATAAAAAACTAAATATACATAAAATTTACTTTCCCACTACTAAAAAGTCACTCCTCATAGTTTTAATTTTCTGTTGTGTGTCATCAATTGCTTTTGAATTTCTTGCCGAGTCAGCAAGCCATTGAGTCAATAAATATGGCTTTAAAAGCTTTCTTTCGATACTTCTTGCCAAAATGATGCAAAGATCTATATGAGGAATTGCTTTTTTTGGTTCAAGAAATTGTATACATGAGTTTGCAGCAGATAGAGCCGCTTGAATTTGGATGAGTTGTATTTCCATAGGAACATCTTGTTTTTGTTTGTTAGTGATCGGCCGAATGGCCTATTTCCATTTTTTTATCCTCCTTTTGTTTTGGCGCATCGCCCTTTTAATTTTAGGATTTACACGCTTACTAGTTTTTTTTGGTCTGCAAGTCTTCTGCCGGATCTGTGACGATTTCATCTTTAAACCATACTCGCATTCTTAGTCCAAGATAGCCATATTTACCATTTTCTGAAGCAGGTCTAAATACCATCATTCTATGTATGGGTTCACATTTAGGATTATCGTTGATGTATTTCTTGAGCCAATCTACCATATATTGCATCTGTTCATGGGCATCAATTCTTATCCAATGCTCAACCGTCCAGCTATCATGTGGAAACGATTCATTTAACGGCCACTCTCTACCATACTCTTTTAAATCAGGAAACAAATCTCACCTATGGTCTAATAATCAATGTTATGTTTCTAAAGTTAATTCTTTCATTATATCACAAGCTATTGAATGTGTGCACTTTAACTTTCTACGCAAATAAGGAGATGATAATTTTCCAAATTTTAGCAGTGCTTCTCGCGCAATTTTTAGCATTTTAGGACACAAATTAGAGTTGAGTGCTAATTTTTCACTTGTCATTCCAACAACACTCCATTCACTTTCACACACGGTTTAGATAACTTTTCCTTTTCCTTCACCGCATCATCGAGCTTTTTTATCAGTCCATAAAAACATAACCTTGAAGCGCACTCCAAACGCTGAAGTGCAACAATGATATCTTCGATTTCTTCCTCAGTGAGTGAAACGACAATATTCTTTTCAATCTTCATCATAACGACGATGATGTTTTTTCTTAGGTTCCATTTTTTTAGAAACAATGCCAATTTTACCACGAGGTGTCATAGTGCCGTGTCTCTCGTGCATTGATTCCATCTTTTCAGAACGAACTCTTCCGCGAGGAGTCATCATCCCATTTTTCTCGTGCATTTTTTCACGAACAAGAGCTTTAGCTTTACCTGGTAATGCCATCATGTGTTTGCCTAATTCTTTATGTCCAGTAGTAACACCCCCAACGAGAGCTTTAGTCATTTCCTTTAAATGATGAGCTTTACTTGCACCAGCTTTATGCAATTTTTTAAGAAGGTGTTCTTCGTGTTTTTCATTCTTTTCTTTCATTTTTGCCATAGGATCTCCCGAGCTACGTTGCTCTGTTAAAATATTCAATCCCAAAAATGACAATGAAAAAATTATTGCGCAATAGAAAAGTTAAAGTTTTTTGACTGACACAGCGTGCGGTCACTGTTCGTTGGATTTTGCGGTAGCAAAATGCGACAACCTAGATTGAGAAAGAGCGAAAATAGAATGGCAATTCTCTCTAAAAAAATCCTCTAATCGCTTTGGTAATCTGTCTAAAGGAAAATAAACATCTTCCTTGCCAACATGAAGAAATTTCCATACCAATTCATCCCCAGCTTGAACAAAACAAAAATCATTACTAATAGAAACAGGATTCAGAATGTGAAATTTATCTACCCAAAAATCAAGAATGGCACATTTTTCTGTGTACTCAATTTTTCCCTCAAATGGAGATGCCAAATCCGCGTAACGACAAATTTTAATCATTTTTCGATAAATTTAATCTTAAAGTTTCTCTCTAAAACTGCCATAAAAATCTCAACAAAATTATCAGGAGTAAAAGAAGAATAAAATTCCCTGTTAAATTTGATCCCATCTGTGCCTATTTTGATGGCCCAATCATTTCCATTAGGTGATAAAATAATTTCAGAGGAAATGGGTTCATCAAGCTTAATATTTTTCATTACTTTTTCTTCCTTGGCATCTTAGAACCTGACTTGCGCGCATTGCTCAAAGATGCAGCTATAGCCTGATCCCTTGGATGACCGCTTTTAATCATTTCAGATATATTTTCAGAAATTACGCGTTTACTTTTTCCTTTTTTCAATGGCATATTTCCTCTCCTCTTTTAATTTTTTCAATGGTTTCACCGAAGGATTGCAAAAGCAAATCCATTCGAGAAATTATCTCTAGGCCTTCATCTTTCTCAACTTTATCTAATTCTGACATAAGATGAACATAAAGAATTAATGTTGAAAAACACCTAGCCACTGTAGAGGGTTCTAAGGTTAGATGATACTCTGTCAATTTCTCTATTATTTCGTAGTTACTCATCTTGAATTTCCGCAGGTGGTTTAGGTAAAGGCATCCAATGAGTAACTCTTGCTAGAGTGTTATATGTAAGATAATCATCATCGTAAGGAATGGCTGGTTCCCAATTATAGTAACCGCTGTAGCTTAGAACTGAATATGTTCCATCTGCAAGCAAACATAGTCTAGGTATGTTGCGCTCGCTTGAATCTTTTACGGCTTTAGTCCAATTCATCATTCCCTCATAACAATTCTAAGCATCCCTGAAGTATTGGATTCCTCTAGCTGAACGTCATTGCAGTGCATACAACGCCATACTTTCATTTCTGGATAGGTTGGTGGATCTGTCATTTGCATAGTTCCCTCAATCCATGCTCCAAGATCTCCTTTTTCGCATTTACATTTAAGACTCTTATATTCTGCTGCCGACCATTTATCATATTCTTCTTGGTGCTAAGGACAAAAAATGATGTCTAAATTCTTAAAGAAAGCTTGTTGGCATTTAGGACAATAATTCATGTTTCATCCTCAGCAAGAGCACACACTTCATTAAGCGGTAGCCATTCATTAAGGATAGCAAGCATTTCATTGAAAGAGATTTTAGGACATGAGCAATCAAAATCACACTCACAATCGGAAATGAATGGAATATCTCTGTTAGAATTATTCTCCATTCGGCAAATCCTCTGGTGCAGCTTTTTTCATCTTTCCAGAGACAATGATGTAACCCCAATAAGTAATAGGAACCTCGCCTTTAGTCTTACAGTGCATTTTCCATGCCATTTCAGGCCGAGGTGTGACAGTACCAGCTTTCCATTTGAGAACGCTAGCTGGAGTTGTTTTTAAGGTTCTCGCAAACTCCGACATTGTGATATTTCTTTTCCTGAGATAATCGTCTAAAAGATTCCGCATTGAATAACCTTTTGTCTATGAATTTGAATGAAAACTTATCTGATATTGAAAAAAATGTCAAGCAGCAAAAAGTCTGATTTTCCTATACCCAAGCAGTCTGATAAGCAACAGTTATACTTTGATTTTTATAAGAATACCGAATCGTCTATGAAAAAGAAAAAAACAGTTTCCTAAAATAACAGAGATTGCTAAGATAAAAACATACCCGAAAATTGGGTCAAACCACAAAGGATTATGATGGCAAAATTCACATTCACATTCTCTAGAAATTGCATGTATGCAATGGAAATTTCAGCTAAAGATGAGGATGCAGCGGAAGAAAAATTCTGGAAAACTGTCGAGAAATTAAGCGAAAAAGAGCTACTTGAAATTGCAGATGATTTCGGAGACATAGAGATAGAATCTATTGAATAAAAAATACCCTCCTAATAGAAGGAGGGTACCACTAAACCAAAGGATTGCATATGAAGCACACTGAATCTATTCCAAGTATAGAAAAAAATCCAGATGAATTAATCGCCCTTCTAAACGGCATAGAAGAGGTGTTGATGATTTATATCATCGCTATACGCGAATATCGCAAGAAAAATGGTCTACCAGGAAAGGTGCATGGCGCAAAATAATATTTTTTGTACCTCGCCTTGGAACCAAGAAGATTTGCTAGCTATTTACAGAAATGAAGTTGTACCGACGATTTTGCGCCAAGGATGGGCAATTGACGAGATGAACTGCGACTATCCGCAAGAGACGCTGATAGATGAGATTTGGAGCGGTTATGAAAGATGGGCTGATGAGCTTATCCAAAAAGAAAAATTACAACAAATAGAGGCAACATGAGTCACGCAATTACTACACACGAAGATATCGACGATAAGAAAGAATTGATAAAAAGAATGTTCTGCAAAGGTTCAAGCGATGACGAGCTTGAGCTTTTTATGCACGCCTGCAAACGCAGCGGCCTAGATCCATTTATGAAACAAATTTACTGCATTAAGCGTGGCCCAACTATGACGATTCAAACGGGAATAGATGGCTTTAGACTGCTAGCCGATAGATCAGGCAATTACACACCAGGGAGGGAATCAACCTTCACTTACGATGACAAAAACAAGTTGGTATCAGCAACGGCTTATTTAAAGAAGCGCACGACTGCGGATAATATTTGGCATGAGGTAAGTGCGACGGCATACATGGATGAATATAGCTCAGGGCAAAACCTATGGACAAAGATGCCGAGGACGATGCTTGCAAAGTGCGCCGAGGCTTTAGCATTAAGGAAAGCATTCCCCGCTGAGCTAGCTGGACTTTATACTAAAGAGGAAATGGATCAAGCTGACGTTCATGTCAATACTTCCACAGGTGAACTTAAGAACGCAGAAGTATCAAAAATTGCTCAATCACCTATCGATAGTGAACAACTAGCTGTTTTACAAGCTTACGTATCTGAATTCCCCGATTCTTTGCCTTGGATGTTGGATAAATTCAAAGTTGATGAATTGAAAGATGTTCCAGCGAATATGTTTGACTTTCTTGTAAACGTTTTCACAAAGAGAAAAGCGAAAGGTAATGATGCAAAAAATTGAAATAGGTTCGCAAGAATGGCTTGATATGCGACGCAATTATATTACTGCTACAGATGCGTGCGCGATAATGGGAGTGGGTTTTGACACTCCCCTACAGCTTTACAACAATAAATTAAGCGGCAAGCAGAAGGAAAAGAACCATGTAATGCAGCGAGGAATTGATTTAGAACCTATGGCGCGTATTATCTTTGAAGAGCAGACTGGTTACATGGTTAGACCGGAATGGCGCGTACATCCCTCGATTAAATGGATGGGTGCTACTTATGACGGAATTAATGACGAGGGTGTCATCGTTGAAATCAAAGTACCAGGTGAAAAAGATCACATTTTGGCCTGCGAAGGTAAAGTTCCTGAGAAATACTACCCTCAATGTCAGCACCAGATGAAGGTTAACGAACATGAAATGACATTGTTCCAGCGTGATTATATGTACTATTTTAGCTATCGCCCTGAATATCATATCGCATGGGCGACGGTTAAAGTTCCCATCGATCATGATTTTTTAGAAAAGATGATGAAGGCTGAAATAGAATTTAGTTATTTTCTACAACATAGAATACCTCCAAAAGCAACTCCACGCGATGTTGTACTCCTTGAAAATCGATCCTGGCTAATGAATGAAGAGGCTCTGTATGCTATCCGTTTGAAAAAAAAGGCTTTAGACGAAGAGGAAGAGCGCATTAAATTGAACATGATTAGCATGTGTAATGGTCAAGCTAGTCGCGGATATAGGCTTAAAATCGCTCCTGTTGAAGTTGATGGACGTATTGACTATGAAGCTATACCAGAGCTTAAAGGCGTTAATCTCGATGCTTATAGAAAACCTAAAACGATTCAATGGAGGACGACAGAAATATGACAGAAATAAACTGTTGGGATTGTAAAATTGTCATTTCCTCTGATAGCTCATGTGTTCTTATAGGAATTCCAGAATTGCCTTTTGAGCAATTTGCCATCATGTGCCCTGATTGCGCTGATAAACGATCCAAAATATTTAAGGAAAAATATGAATCTAAAGTTAATTAAATGCAGTGACTTGCCAGATGACCTTTACGATCAATTTAGCGCAATCGTTGATGAGATAATGAAATATCTTAAACAGTTTAGACACCCTATGTCATTTTCTGTGTTGCAAGCTTGCCTAATGTTATATTTGAGCGACGCTGCAAAAGATGAGCGTTATGACATCGCTAAATGCACTTGCGAGGCTTTGCTTCGTAGCATTGAAGAGGGCATTAAATACCAGGAGGAACATGAAACTTAAAACGATATATTGGATAACGTTAATCTCTGCTAATTTATGTATTGTTATAGGAACATCAATATTGATTACAGAATCTTTGAAAATAGCGTTAGGAGTACTTTTACTGTCTCTAGGTATAGGTGTTTCTTTATGTATGCCAAATAGAGCACCAAGGGATTAAAGATGGTAAAATTTAACTGGCGATGCTTTTTTGGTTTACATGACTGGTTGTCTAATGAATCTTCTTACTCAGAAATATTATGCCGATGTTTTAGGTGCGGGAAACACAAGTGGGTAAAAAAATGATAAAATTAATTAAACTGATAGTGAACCCATTCAAAAATCGAGTGGGTAAGGTTTTAGTGAAATACTATGATGTGACGTTAGATTGCGAGCTGTGGCTTTGGCGATCGGATGCGCTTTTTCTAAAGATGCCTGAGATTAGAAAGGGTGAAAATGTCATACATCTTTTGCGATGGGACAACAAAGAAATCTCCGATGTTTTCCAGAAAGAGGTGCTTGCGCAACTTTTCGCCGATACCGACATGACATTGGAAAAGGCCGTTGAATTAAGGCAGAAGTGGTTTTTAGACGACAAAGCGAAAAAAGAATCGCAAAAAATTAAGGATGCTCAAACAGCGGCTAACCAAATCAATAAGGTTAAGCAACTCGCTGAAAATGAGAAGGCTAAAGAATCTAAAGTGCTCAACTCGATGAAGGGATTTACTGAGGTGAAGTTATCCAAACAACCAGAAAAGATTGCTAAGTTTGTTAGATAAGGTTTACTGTATGGGAATTTTTAACCGCCTTTAAAACAGAAACGCCCCTGCTATAAACAGAGGCAATCTATGCTAGATTCTAGATAAGATTCAATTTCTAGATCTAACCAAGCAGGTTCGGTCTAAGACCATAGCAAAGATTGTCGATTAAGCTAAAGTAAAATACAAGCTTTATGTTCAAGCAGGGATTTCCACTATGGAGACCCTATCATGTCACGTCCTAAATCTAATCAAGAATCAACTTTTGAATCATGCCCAAACGAAGAAGAAATAGCTTATTTCCTTGTGCCCCGAGCATTTATTAGAAATTCAAAAATATCTATGGAATGTAGAGGATTTTTGACATATCTAATGAGCCATTCTGAAAAATTCAAGATATCTATGCCATGGGTTCTAAAAACGCAAAAATTAACTAAGCATCTACTTTATAAAATGATTGATGAAGCTATTGAGCATGGCTACCTAAAGAGAGAAGTTTATTCCGAAAAAGGATGGAAAAGGTATAGGTATATTTTATCTCGAAATGGAGCTTTCAAAAATTATTTACACTGTCCGAAATTTCAGGATACTGAAAATCAGGATACTGAAATTTCGGATAGTAAGGATTCCCAATCTCCTACGGAGACTAAGGAAGAACAAAAGAGAGAGAAAAAGGAAGCTACGCTTCCCCTCTCGCGCCAATTCTGCTACAAAAGATTAAAAATGCAGAGAAGCCGTTACGAAAATTTGGTTTTCCAGCACGGACAGGAAAAAGTAAACCGTTTTATGGATGAGCTAGATGAATACGCCGATATCAAACCTAAGGCATTTAAAGAATACGGGGATCATGCGATAGTACTTGCCAGATGGATAAGACGTGAAGAGGAATATATGCCCTCAGGTAAAACAGAATATAGAGGCCATCAGGATGCGATACAATCGATTAAAAGGATCGAGGAGCTATGTCTACCTGCCTTTGCCAATGATATTCAAATAGGAGCCGATTATGTGCATTTTGTCAGAATTCCTGGGGCATTTTTTAAAGCAGATGATGGAAGATTTCCTTTAGCTGTAAAAATGCTCCTAACAAAAATTAAGGTTCCACAAGAAATTATAAAGAAAATATTTAAAGGAACATGATGAGAATGCGCGAAATTCCAAGATACGAATGGCCAGTAGATAATGACGATGACAACGTGATTAAAGTTTTTATTGGCCGTGGCTTCCTAGTGCAAATCAGGCAACATGGCGATTGTCTGCGCTTGAGCATCAATAAAATAAAGCATTGGTTCGATGAGGGTAAACCAGTTTGGGAAGATGGCATTACCTGGGATGATCTACAAGCTATCAAAAATGACTGTGGTTACGCTGATAGGTGGCTATGCGAATATTACCCAGCTGAGGATGAAGTCGTCAACGTAGCTAACATTAGACATCTTTGGCTGATGGACAAGCCGCCAGAAAATAGCCTGAATGTCAAAACTTAGCTTGATTAAAATAAATTTGAATATGGAAGAAACTCAAGAATCTCTAAAGCAAAACTGGCAAGAGTGCATCTTTTGTTTGCGCAAATGGAAGGTGGATTCTCTAGAACTTGAACTTTGCCCTGATTGCTTCCATGCTCTGCGTTGCAATGGTTACCGCGGATATGACACGGTAAAACTTGAGATGCTTCTAAAATATGGAGAATTTAAAGATCCTCTCGTTCAGCAAGTTTTGAACCTAATGTGGGAAGAGCTTCAAAAACGAGCCATGGCAACGGATGATTTTTAAATCTTACCTTTCAGCAAAAAATAAAGCGTAACGATGACACCCACAACGATTAAAATTGAAATACATCCTAGATAGATTGGCAGTGTCATAAATACCTCACTTGTCATAGTTTCTTTTTTTGCGGAATTTAAAGGTAGAGGAATGCTAAAAATTAACATTCTTCATCGAGGATGAATGACACAACTTTGTATATTCGAGCGTATGGAAATAGTGATTGTAGCAAGTGTAATTTTAGGAACGATCTTGTCTATCGTTATTATTAGGAGCGGTAAATGATGATCGATTGCATTATCGAAAAATGGCCTTATTTTGTAGCTCTTTGGTGTCTTATTATTGTCACATGGGTATTTGGATTTTGTGCGGGGAGAGGTAGAAAATGAAATTTTCTGACCCACTAGCTTCAATAATCAATATCAATCTAAACAAAGAAAATATTGATGTTATCAGAAATTTTTATCAAAATCTTCTGACAAAAAGCTCAAGCCAAATTGAAATGAATTATTACTTATTAAAGCTTGAATTTTTTGATAACCTATCGCTTGCGCTTCATGCGGTAGACGATATGGAATTTTTCTTAAAACATGCAGCATTCACAAAATCACAACCGGAGTAAACGAATATGTCACATATAGTAGTTGGAGAGAGAATAGCCGGAGCAGCACCACACATCATTGGTCACATCATAGCTGGAGCAGGGCACTTTGTTGAGTCGGCAGGCGGGTTGTTTCAGACCGGAGCTATGCACATGCCAGCAATCCCTATAATCGCTCAGAGCGCGGTTAATGACTTATCTACACCTATTGCCGCAGAAAGATGGCAATGGCAACGAATGAATGGTCAATATGGAAGTGGAGCATTAATAGCAGCGGCAGAAGTCGAAAGTGACGCTGCTAATAGAGCTTTAAGAGAAAGCGTTGACCGTTCTTTTGAAAACATGCTCGATGCTGCGCAAGATGCAGGTATGGCTATTCTTAGTGCTGCTGCGGGAGATCCTCAATCGGCAGTTGATTATGCAGCCAAAGCCGCAGAGAAATACGTGAATGGAGTTTTAAAAGATTTTGGTCTTAACGGCGGTTGGAATCAACAAGTCTACCAAGGCACGATGGGGCCACCAGATAACGGGAGATAATATGGGTTATTTATTTTGGTTTGGATGCACAATTTGCGCTATCGATTTGATAGTGCAATATAAGAGAAAGTATTAAAGGTATGTAATATGAAAGGTTTTGAACATGAAGTGGGGATATCAAGAGACGAACTTTATCAAAAAAATAAATTAAGTATGAAAGTTATTGATAAAATTGAATCTAATTTGCCTTTAACTTCGGAAGATATTGACAAAGCAGTCGAAAATTTATTTCTTCCACTGAACACCAAAAATGGTGAAAAATATATTGCTACTGAATCCTAGAATTTAATGATGTACATTTACACCACTAACATCTTGCAGTACTTGTTCACCAACTTTAATCTCCCCTTCAATGATGTCCTCAGCGACTTCCATTTCTAGGGGAGTGCAAGAGAACATAAACAATAAAAACGGCAGGTATTTCATGCGTCACCTCTTATGTATCTCTTTCCTTCTTATAGGCCTTCCATTAATTAATGCCAATGATTCAGGAGATTTTGAGGATGGAGTAAAGGCGTTCAGATCATCGGAACATTCTGTCTCAGGCGAGGAAAATGAAATATTTACAGTGAAATGTAGCCATCAGATGTTGGCATACATCATAAACACTTTATACAACCAAGGATTTAGAATAATAAGTGTGAGTTGCAATGAGCCTGTTGATCCAATATGGGTGATTAAATATGCTTACTAGTTTGATACTTTTAGACACTTCGTCGGATCGTCTGTCAATGCTTCTGTAAGCATTCCTATGACTCCATCATGGTCAAATTGTATGAATGGATCTACCCATATTTCTATCCCAGCTTCTCGAGCTTTGCGACAGAAATAATAATCCTCACCCCAAAACTCACCTTGCCAGACTTCAGTGTTGAAAAAACAATATCCTTTAGAGGCATTAGATTGAGCGTGTTTAGGCTCAAAATAAAGATGAGGATGAAATTCCCGCATCTTTTCGATTGCGGATCGTTTTATTAGCATGAATCCCGATGGGACATACTCCATTTTCAGGAGATTATTTTCTGATTTTACGACTGAATGGTCAGGATTGAAAACAGGACGAAATGTAAATTCCCTGTCTCGTCTAGATGGGTAGACACCAGCAATAAATTCTATATCTGCTTTAATCATCGCTAATACGGCTTCCGCTGGCCAACCTAGATCTGAATCGATGCACATCATATGCGTGCAATCAGTTTGCATGAAGGCTTCAGTTAGACGATTGCGCTCAGCTACTATTAGAGATCCGCTAGTGGAGAGTTTAAGTTGGACCTTTATCCCTTCAGATGCCAGGAGCATGATGGTTTCTGATAGAGAGATAGCATACTGGACATTGACTTTTCCATTATACGCCGGAGTACAGATGAATATTTTTGTCATTAAAGAGCTTTGATGAAAAGTTTCCTATTGAAGTTGTCAGTGCTCTCAACTGTTATAGCTAAACTATTATCCGTTGGCAATTGAAATGAAGTCGCTGAATTATAAGCGAATGATCCGCTAGCTGTCGCCAAAACCCCTCCAGCTCCTCCATAGACAAATAGAGATCCTATTGTCATTGAATTTATTGCACTTACTGTCCCTGACACACGAGACACCCAGGTAATAGCATCCGTCGATGATGCCACCACACCACCAGCCCCAGCATAGACATAATATCCATTGGAATAGGATAAGGCATTGATCGCGCTTGATGTTCCACTAGTCCTAGATGTCCAAGTAACCGCATCGGTGGAAGTGGATAGTGCACCACCATTCCCTGCGTAAACAAAGATCGTCCCAAATGTGAGTGCGTTTATTTGGCTTGACGTTCCGCTTGTTTGTAATGACCATGTGATTCCATCCGTTGAAGTTTCAACAAAACCACCCGTTCCAGCGATTACAAATTTAGAACTTGCAAATGTCATAGCGTTGATTGCGGATGCTGCTGTATTGGTATTTACTCCGGCATTCTGTACCCATGTCACGCCATCGGTAGAGGTCAAAGCAAAGTTATTGCCCTGTGCGTAATAAATATTGCTGTTGTATGCCAGGCCTAAAATATTAGATGTCACCCCACTAGTTTGCGCATTCCAGGTAACTGTATCCGTTGAGGTAGCTAAAACACCACCCGCTCCGGCATAGACATATTTTCCATTACCATAGGTAAGACAAAAAATATTGCTCGATGTCCCACTAGTTTGTGCTGTCCATGTCGTGCCATCTGTAGAAGATCCCAACGCCCCAATATTTCCACCATATACATACAAGGAATTTCCGAATGTTAGACATTCTATTACGCTCGTCGTATTACTTGTTCTGGCATTCCAAGTAATTCCATCAGTCGAGGAAGATACTACGCCACCAGCTCCTCCATAAACAAAGACAGTACCGAATGTGAGTGCATTGATGATGCTAGTTGTTCCGCTAGTTCTGGATGTCCAGGTAATCGCATCAGTACTTGATCTTAAAACGCCACCAGCTCCCGCATAGACAAATGTAGACACTCCAAAAGAGAGAGCGTTGATATTGCTTGAGGTCCCGCTAGTTCTGCTCGTCCAGGTAATCGCGTCCGTTGAAGTATGGATGTTGCCACCAGCAGTTCCATAAACATATGTACTCAACCCAAATGTTGAGGATAAAACTGAGCTTGTTGTTCCGCTTGTTCTACCTGTCCATGTAATGCCATCAGTAGAAGAATAAAGAACCCCTACCGCCCCTCCAGCTACAAATAATGAGCCTGAAAACGAAGTGTTATTCCCAGTGGAGAAACCACCAATTGAGGGTTTGCGGGTATTCCAAGTAACTCCATCCGATGAATAACCTAAAAGTTGGCCACCTGAAACATAAGTACTAGCTCCATAGGCTATCGAATTAAGTGCTGATTGTGTGAATTGCGCATTTACGGTATAGGCTACTGAATCAGTTGATGTAGCGGTTACACCGCCAGCTCCCGCATAGACAAATTTTGTTCCATATACTAAAGCATTGATATTACTAGTGGTGTTGGAGGTCTGGCTATTCCAAGTGATGCCGTCAGTTGAGCTATGGATATTACCACCGTTTGTCCCATAAACATAAGTGGCTGTTCCAAATGCTAGAGCACTTATAGTACTGACTGTTCCACTAGTTCTAGATGTCCATACTGTCCCAGGACCATTGATTAAGCCGACTCGTGTATAAAGAGTAGAATATGTCGATTGAGAGATAACTGATCCATCGCAAGCTAGCCAGTTAGGATTTGGGTATGTAGCTCCGCCACCTGTCGCAAAATAGGCAAGAGAACCAATAGGATTTCCAGCAGATCCGCCAGATATAAAAACACCGCTTGCATTGACGGCAAGTGAACCCGCATTGGCTAGATTAGTCTGATAAAAACTTCCGCCTGATGTTCCTACTGACATATTTAACCTATATTAGAGTTGCTAAAGCGGTTTCTGTTGTGACGTTATGGCCTGATGATGAACCTGAGAAGGCTATAAAGGCGTAATTGAGAGTCCCTGCTCCTGTAAGTACATTTGTATTGCTGCTTTCACATGTGCAATTTGTCATTGTAATGGCTGTGCCAGCACCTATTGAAACACATGAGGAAGTACCGCTATAAAAAGCACAGTTTATTAGCTTGTTATTCGTTGCCGTTCCAGCCGTCGTGATTAAAAGATCGTTAGCAGCAGATGGTAAAAAGCCAAATTGACTACCATATGCAAAAATAACGCCTGTTGAGGAAGTTGTGATAGGAAATGCCATTTGTGTATTAAATAAGCTAACTGTGCCTGCTGACGTTGTTGACGCAGAATAGCCCCCCCCTCCAGTCGCTTTAAATATACAATTTTGAAAAGTGATATTTCCATTTGTTGTAGTGAAAAGAGAGTTAGCTCCTGCTAAGGTAGAATAGCACCCATTTAAATTAACGTTTGTTGTTGAAGAACCCGTTATCGCTATACCTGTTCCATCTAATGCACCTATAGCACAATTATTAATCATAACATTTGTATTATTGCCAGTTACAGATAAACACGCTGAACCATTTGTAAACAAACCGAACCCTGTAAATCCGACTTTAATATCATTTGATGAAATTGATAAAGTCCCTGCAATTTGAGGTAACTGGTTAAATGAACTTGTTATCGTTTGAAATGAAAAAAATTGAAGACTTTTATTAATCGTAATATTTTCTACATAGTTGCCAGGTTTAACGAAAATCACATCCCCAGATGAAGCCGCAGCAATGGCTCCTGCTATCGTTTGATGTGTTCCGCGATTAGCTGTTGGATCTACTATCCATTTAGAACAATTGATCGATGTTATAGTGAGCGTAGATCCTGAACCGCTAGTGGTTGAAGCGTTCAATCCTGCTGAAAGATTCCCACCAAAGATATTCCAATTCCCTGCGGATGGTGGTAATGGGCCACCTGTGTCACCTGTAATCGTAAGTCCTACAGCTCCCGATAAGGACACAAAAGCATTAGGATCAACTGTAAAATGATTAGAATTGAAGTGCGATACTCCGTTATCTCCGATCGTTGAAGCAAGAACTGCTTGCGAACGTTGAACTTCTATGGTGTAAGTATTTGCTGCAAGCGAATCGGTTCTTATGACATTGGTCGTTGTGCCAGCTGCTACTTGACCGCCTGTGACAGTAATTTGCTTTGCGCCATTTGGAACCACGGGATTTGTTCCAGGAGCTGTATGCGCATCAACAATGAATTCTTCCGTGCCACCAACACCGCTACCATCAATCGTTACTGTATTTCCTGAACCGCTTGTAGTGATTCCTCCTGCGCCAAAAATATTTAGTGTATTAGCAATAGGAATCGCAAAACCAACATCTTCGACGAAAAGCGTTGGAATCTGAGGGTTGTTATCTATGACATCTAAGATCCCTGCCTGTGACATGATAGTTCCTCTATTTTTTTATTTGCATTTTCAGATCGTGTCCAGAGTGCTTCAAGTGTCTTTTCAATGACCATGTGCGAATTTTTTATCAGGCGCATCTCTCTTAAAATTCCTTGACCATCAATGCGGTTTGCTTCGATCTTACTTTCTATTTCTTGTTTTACTTCTGTGGCTTTACAAGGCTGTTCTGACAACTCTTTTTTGAATGCAGATAGATTTTCAGAAGATTTTCTTATAGCCATTCCGATGCGATCATGGACAGTGAGGATTTCATTTTCAGTTTTCTTGTAAAGCTGTTTTACATCCGTTTCAAGAGAATCTATACGCCATATGTTTTTTTCAAGATCATCGAGTTTAGATTTTAAGCGTAAAACCGCTGCTGAGAATTGTGTGCCGTTATCCCGAATTAGATTCTCTATATCATTAGCTCTTCGAGTGATAGATTCTTTGAAATGCTTGAAATCCTGAGAAATTTCGGAGCATTTTGTAGCCTGGTGAAAAACCTCTGTGACTGTGGAATTGCAATGGATCTCTAAACTTTTTCCAAATTCCACAAGATCTCTTTTCATTTTATCCAGTGCGACATGAGATGCTAAGATTTGATCGTTATGATTGACGATTTCTTGTTTTACAAGATCCTGAAACTGTTCGACCAAATCTTTTCTTTTTAACATCAATAGATGATCTCTATATAAACCGCCCCAGAAACAGGAGCGGTTAGTTGTCTTACCGAAAACTGCGTCTCAAGTGGAAGCACAAAACTGTCATCAAACTGAGGATTAATGTTGGATTGAATATCCCATAGCTTGAAAGATCCGGCTGCTACAAAGATCTTATCGGTCACCCCATCATCTGTGAATATGACATCACCCTGTGTATGGTTTGTAAAGCAGACAGCGCGTCCTCTAAAAAGGAGCGGGCCACCTACAGGCGCAAACGCTCCCGATATTCCCCCAAATGCTAAAGATCTCAATACATCAAAAAATGCTCTGGCTTGTGACATCTAAATACCTATTTTTATGATTCTTCGGACGAGCTTTTCTCTTTTATCATTTCTGTTGTCGCTACCTCTTCTTGGTGAATCTTTGTCATGCGATCAATCACCCAGCCTTTTTGCTGCATGAGCGCATCATGGATATCACCTAGAGCGCAATCATTTTCACAATAAAGATCTATGATTTTTCCGTCTTTTTGGTAGCGAATTCGTGATATTTGTTTTACTTCGATTGTCATGTTTAAACTCCTTTTTAGCCATCATAGGCAAATTTATACTATGATGGCTATATAACAAAGTCAAGCTTTGGAACACCATTAAAACTGACGAATGATGAAATATGCGTAGGTTGACACGTCGCCGGTCTGAACTGAACCAGGCGTGCCAATTATAACACTGTTCACCGTAAAGCTAGTCGCATTGATGATGGTATATGTCAGCTCTCCAAGCGTTGTTGACGCTGCAACACCTATTCTTGTCAGAAGGATAATATCCCCTGTCGCAATGTTGGTATTAGCAATAGTCTGAGTACCCGCAGTAAGAACACCTGTTCCGATGAAGTCAGTAACCGCTCCACCGTTAACGAGAAGTGTTTTAGCAACCGATGCAATGACCAAATGACCGCCAGTTGCATTGATATTTCCTGAACCAGCATTCAGAGTGAGAGTAGAGGTAGTATTTGTTGAACCGAGAGATACCGTTTTGGCTCCTGCCCCAGTTGCAATTTGCACCGTTTGTGCGCCAGTTCCATCAACGATACGTACAAGACCTGCTCCTGCGGCTGTCGATCCTATTGTCAGCGTTCCAGACGTTTGCGCATCGCCAATTGTGATGTTACCTGTTGTCATCGCATGGGCAATGGATACAGAACCGCCAGTTTGTGTATTTGCAATGGCGACAGTGTTTGCGCCGCTTCCACCTATTGTGATAGTGGAAACTGCGCTTCCTGTGGCGATGTTAACCGCTTGCGTTGTACCTGTGCTATTTCCAGTCAAAAGATTATAAGTGTAGGTTCCAGCAGTTCCAACGCCTGTCATCACATTCAATGTCATGCTAGCTGCTGGTGTTGCACCTGCTAGGATGTTTACGACATTAGTTCCTGCAATAGATGCGCCAGAATTGATAGAAACGGTCTGACCTGTGGCATTTGTTGCTTGGCCTATTGTGATCGTCCCTGTGCCTGCTGTGCCACCCAATGTTATTGTTCCACTGGTTAGCGCATTACCAAGAGCAATCGATCCAGTTGTCTGAGTATTACCGATCGTGATGACGTTAGCAGCAGTACCGCCAATTGCGATCGTTTTGACACCAGTTGCGCCTGTTCCGATATTAATCGCATAAGCTCCCGTTCCTGTGCAAAGATTCAACGTCTCTGTACCACCGCTTGAGTTTCCTGATAGAACGTTTACGGCATGTGTTCCCGCTGTCATCGCTCCGGCCATCAAATTGATGGTTGAGTTTTGCGCAGTAGCTCCATTATTAATACTTGTGACGTTAGCCGCTCCTGTTCCACCACCGATAAGGGTAGTAGAAGCACCTGCGCCACCTTGGATGGTCACGGTAGATGTCGCTGAAGAACTTCCCAAAGTGATAGTTGCCCCTGCTTGCGCTGTGCCCCCGATCACTATTGTTCCTGAAGTGGTGCTTGCGCCAATTGAGTAAGTTGATCCTGCAACACCATCGAGCACAAAGTTTCCAGAACCAACGCTAATAACAGTTCCAGAAACTCCCGTTGTATTTCCGATGGTGATGACTTTAGCGATTGTGTTTCCGATATCAATCGGCCCTGTTCCTGAATCGATTACGACAGCGGTTGCTCCGGTCTGATTTCCAATGGTGATATTTTGCGCAATCGCATTTGTTCCTATATCAATTCCAGCAGTTCCAGAATTGATAACAACATGAGTTGCCGATGTGCTATTACCTAAAGTAATTACTCGTTGAGCAGCTCCGGTACCGATATTTATATTTTGAGCATCCCCATCATTACCTATTCCAATTGTTCCGCCATCTGAGTTAATAGTGATGGCTGTCTGAGCGTCAACAACAACGCCATGGCCTGAAGTTAGAGTAATATCACCCGCACCTGTTGTATTGACCGCTAATCCATTTGTTCCAGTGTTTACAGTGACTCCGGTAGTCGATGTAACGTTACCTATTGTGATTGCGCGGGCTGCGGCTCCGGTTCCGACATTCACCGCGCCTGTCGAAGCATCAGCACCAAGATTAAGAGCTGTTGCGCCTGTGGCAATCGTTGCGCTTGCATCACCTGTGATTAATCCTGTGAAATGCCCTGTAGTTCCAACAACGGCGGTAAAGGTTCCTGCAGCAGGGGTTGTTGAACCAATTGCAGGAGGTGCAGCTAGGACATCGAAAACTTTTAGAGGTGTCATAGCAGTATTATCATTGACTCCGGCTACTGCTTCCGCTGCAGTTGATAGTTTACCTATGCCTGAGACTGTTTCAGACCATGCAGGAGCACCAGCAATCGCCAAAGCATCGGCATAAGCTTTTGTGGCTACTGGTTCACTATTGTCTGTAAGTGTAACCGTTCCAAATACTGCTGTAGTCGCATGAGGAGTTAATACCGAGGCTGCACCAGCAAGGGTAGCAGGAGAGATAATTAGATCTTCTGAGGTTCCCGCATCTGCTTCTGCTTGTGTTGCAAAACGGCCATCGCCAGTTTGTTGTTGTGTTCCTTGTCTACCTGTATAACTCGTCGGACGTGCAAATTTTGGCATATAGCCTCCCCTTTTTATTTCATCCTAAGAAATCCTTTTTATTATTTAAATTTTAATCGTTAGTAAATAACATTTTGGTATGTAATTGCCATACAATCCAGGAGGAAGATGCCTAAAATAAATCTGCATATTTCTGAGCACCTTATGATCGAAATTAAGATTATGGCTGTTTTGACAAAGAAATCGATGAGCGAATTTATAAGATTAGCTTTACAAGACAAAATTCGTCAGTTAAAGGAGAAAAAAGTGAATTGAACGTATAAAAATTCATTCATGTTTAGAATAATACAGTGGTCTGTTAATCTATTGTCATGATTGATATAAAAGGTAAAGGTTCTGTAGGTTTGGCTATCGCTTACTACTCTCTTAGAGGGAAAGTAAGCATACCATTAGAATCTTGCAGTTACAATTTATTATTTGATAATGATACTTCAATAAGTAGAATTAAGGTTATTTCTTGCTGCTACAAAACAAAATACGGAGTTTACACGGTTTCTATAAAAACTATGGGCGCATACACTAACAAGAATTTCGATGAAAATTCCTGTGATTTTGTTTTTATAGCAACTAAAGAGCTTGATTTATTTGAGATACCAGCAAAAGAAATTACTTCAAAGAGGGCAATTTCTTTACAATCTTATGCGAAATACAAAGTTTTTATGAACCATATTCCGAGTTAGCTCAGCGGTAGAGCAGCGCACTGTTAATGCGTTTGTCGTAGGTTCGATCCCTACACTCGGAGTTTTTAAAAATCAAAGGTGAGCACTATGAATCAAATACTATGTTATGCAGGTGGAGCAATAATCATTTGGATAATTACTAAATATTTTCAGGATATAGCTAAGAAAGCGGCAAAAGAACAAGTAAATGAAATGCTTCAGAAAGAGCGTGAACGCATTCGTTAAATTACTGAGGCTGTTCCTTTTCCTGTGCGTTGATCGCTTCCTTGTACACGTTCATATATGGTTTGAATTCCAAGGCTATCTTTTGCATTCTTGCAGGTGAATTCTGGCCAGTAGCTAATATTGCCTCTTCAACGAGACTAAGGAATTTAGGATCAGAGATAAGCTTGCTGAATGCTCTAGTTGCTAAAATACCGCCGCCAGTTTTTGCCAATGGCCAAAAGTTACCTGACATGATGTAACCTAAATCGGTTAAAAATTTTACTGCAATAGCCGTATCAACAGCAACGGTACCCGATTTTGAAGCATTGTAAAATTTGTCTGCGGAGCTAGCGAGCCTTCCAGCATTTTTCTGTAGCCTTTCTAATTTTGAAAACTGCTGATTTCCTAAAATTTCACGTATGATTTCTCTATTTTTTCCTTTCTCTAGCAATTTAGAGAATGTTCCAAGTTTAGCTTGTTGAGTGGTGCTATCGATCATGTTGTTCGTGATAACCTGATCCAATTTCGCACGCTTAATATTTTGAAAAGCTTCTCTACCTTCCGCTGTTCCTTTCAGGATTTTTTCAACTTCTCTTATCCCCTGCACCGTGTTCATTTTATTGATGATGTTGGAAGTATCTGAGGTTAAAAGAATCTGCTGTGCATTTTTGTTCCTAAACGTCTTAGCGTGTTGGCTAAATCTTTTATTTGCTTCTACGTAATTTTTTGCAAATTTAGGGTTGGCTCTGCCATATGAAATAATTGCTCGATCAAGATCACCGACGATACCCTTTAACAGTTGTTTGGTACCGCCTTGAACCTCATAATTTATAATGTCATTGAGAGCGATTTTGTTATTTATCAAGTCTTTAACGGAAGCCGCTTTTAAATTCCCTTCTGCATCAAAAATGTCTTTTTTTAGATCATTGATGCGATTCAATACTGTCTGTTGCTCTACGGATTTAATCTGACCAGGAGCTAGTTCTTTTTCGATTCTCTCTATTGATTTTGCCAAAGCTTGAGAATTTACCTTTGCATCTTCGGCTAAAGAACCCATCGCTGTTTTATAAAGCTCTCTCGTTGCCGATAAATCAATGTCTCTGTTTGCTTTAGCGACATCACGGACATATTCCCCTATCTCATGGGTAGAGTTGAATCTAGACTTGCCTAAAGTATCGGCAATGTTATGGTATTCAGTGGAAATTTGCTTTGTCAGGTTATTTCTAAAATCATCTAACGCTTTCCCAGTTAGACCAGAAGATGCAAGTCTCGCCTGTACCATTTTAAGTAGATTACTCTCAGTGATAGTACCGATATCGGCTTGAATACCCGCATTTCTAAAATCTTTGATGATCTGCTGTTGAAGCGCGATTTTATCCTTCGGAGTGAATGCAGCAGCGACTTTTGCAGCCGTTTCTTTGGGATTTTTTACTGCATTGATGACTTTAGGGCCGACATGCTTACCAAGTGACTTAACTCCCAATGTCCCTAGATCAGTCGCAACGACAGCGGCCATTGTACCCATAGGGCCGAATTCTCCATCTTCAGCTAATTCTAAAGCAGTTCCTACAGTCAATCCACGAGCTAATTCTGTCTTTGTAGGCGTAAGAGCTTTTGAAACATCGGCAACTTTGACACCGCTTTTCAAAACTTTAGGCAGTTGTTTCAATCCATTGATAAATCCTGTAAAAGATGCGCCTTTTTCTAAAATGCCTTCTGGTTTTGTTTCATAGCCAGTAAATGACTTTATCGCCCCTCTAACGCTCAAATCAATCGGCTTATATTTTTCTCTCAATTTTTCAGGATTTTTCAACAATTCTCTGATGTCTTGAGCTTTTTTTCGATCTTCCTCATTAACTTCCGTTTTTCCTGCATTTTTCTGAACAAGATCCATTAGCTCTTCTGTAGCTTTGACTTTTGGATCGAAGTTTTTGTTCAACCCATAATTGGCAACAGCACCAGCCACTTCAAACGGCCATAGAATATTTTCAATCGCTCCAATTGCAAATTGCATGGGAACGCGTAAAGCTTTTTCGACTAAACCTTTCTCTTCTTTTCTCTTAAATTGAGATAAATCGATCGTCTGCTGAGGTTGCGTCTTCCCAACATCCATTTGCGAATTAGGATTGTTTCCTTGCGGAGGACGTTTAAATTGAGATAGGTCTAGTGGTGCTGTCATTTTAACCCCTGTGCTTTTGCCTGTTCGACTAAATGAGAGGGAATATCATAAACTGTTCCTTCAGCATCGCGCATCTCAATCGGTTTATTGTTAGAGCCTATGCTTTGAGGAAATGGAACTTTAGCATTGGTTTGACCAGGAACCTGCCCCGATTGCAGCATTCCCCTTAAACCTTCGATCTTTCCCTTGATCTTAGCTTCACTGTCATTGTATTTGGGCATAAAATCTTCCATGACAATAAGAAATTCTTTCTCTGTCATACCACGAGGGAAAAGTTGTTTGAAGAGTGGAAGCACAGCCGCTTTAGTGCTTTCAAATTTACCTTTATTGCTCAAAGCCTCTTTGCTTAATCCTTTAAAATTTGCGTTTAGTAAGCCGATACCTGGTTTACCAATAAGTGATTCAAGCTGATCCAAAGCTTTTGCTGCACCCTCAGTATTCGCAGCACCCTTTCCTAGCTTACCTTTAATAATCTCTTTCTGAATGCCCACATCAAGATTAGCAAGTGAAGGTTCTAAACCTTGTTTTTGCAATGCCTCTTCAGTTTGCTTTTGCTTCATCTGTGAAACTTTGCCTTGAAGCAAGGAAACAGCCTGTTGTTGATTTTGTGGCGATACACTCCTCAAAATGGCGTACATAGCATTATTTACA